AAACGATCAAATTGCTATTCTCATTTCCCTTCCAAATAATTTGGGTTATGCAAAAACGCCACATAATCCAAATTTTTAAATAATATTAAACGAAATTAAAAGGGTCGATGCACGATCTGATAATTCGATATGATTAGAAACATTGAGTTCTAAAATTTCATCATTAATTTTTTGTTTTTGCCGTGATAATTCAGCCAACTTAGTTTCGAAAATAGTTAATGCCACATTATCCAAAATGCCGGTGGTTACGTCTGAATTATATCGGTAATCCCCCGCAGAAGAATTCTTTAACTTACCAATTAGTCCAATCAATACATCCCTATCGGTTTGCAAAAAAGATTTATTTGCAACTTCACGATATAATTGAATTAATTTTTCAGATTCAGCCAACCTTGCAAGTTTTGCGTTAATACCAACTGCGGCATTAACTTTTCCAAGAGATGAACGAATTTCATAAAATACCTCATACAATGCCTCTTTAATAGAAATATCTATTTGCAAAGTTTCTGCGGCTCTTGCAATAGTGGTATTAATTACTTGAAATTCATTCAATTTAATTGTGGGTGTCAATGTAATGCTATTAATCTTATCCAAAATCAATGATTGAATTGCTGATGCTTTTCTTAACGTAAGTTTCATATTTTTCTCCAAAAATTTTTTTGTTTAAGTCCATAACGATTGACGAATTTTAATCAGCCGGCATAACATTTCAGTGTCTTCGAGTTCATATTCTTCTTCAATTTTACGTAATTTTTCTAAAATCTCATATTCACCATTCTGCCGTTTAGAACTAAATGCCGAGTGAGTTTCACACCATTCAAGCCAACCTGATACTTCGTAAGGATCTTTTCGATTGGCATATTTTTGAGTATACCATATATATAATTTCTTAATTTCTCTTGCCGACACAGCCTGTGAAGTTAATTTACCAAAAAGATCATCCTTTTCAGCTATACCATCATCTTTTCCATAACGTAATTTACTTGCCCAATTCAAAGAAGCAATACCGGCTTCTTTATGATTATGACGGGTAAATGGCCATTCAAATCGAGGAATATTATATTTAATCTGATCTTCATCGGACCATGCAAATTGATAAGCAAGATCAATTTCGACAAAATTAACCAATTCATCAAATAAACACGGCAACATACGATCGGATATTTCTGTCCATTGTCCACGTTTAATATGAGTTTTATGAGCGGTTAATGCGTGAGAGTGAGAAACAAATCTATTTTGAATATAACATTCTAAATTATAAAATACCTGGCACGGCAAATATAAAAATCGTTGAATTTTATCCAATGCTTCTTCCGCTATCCAAAAACGAATGGGATGAATTGATTGAACTGATTTTCTCCATTCTTCCCATTCTTCGTGTGTTCCGGAATTCGGTTTATTACCAAGTATCCATTTTGCGAATTTTGTGCATGACCAATGGTTAATTATCACTTTTTGTCTCCAAAACAATGGTTACATCGATTTTTTAATTCGATTTTATTTTTATTAATATCGAGTTTACCATTTTCGCCGGTATAAGATACGTCAAAGATCAATGGACTATGATGATTATATCCTCGACGAACCAATTCTTTCGCCAAAATGTCATGTCGATTGACGATGTTGTCGACTTCTACTAAACCGGTATTAACATAACCCAAAATATTTTTATTTTTACGCAGTGAGCCGATAAACATATGCATTTCTACATGTTCACCGAGCAAATGTGTTCGACAAAGCTGTGTTGGATCAGTTCCCCACATTCTCATTATGTAAATATTTTAACATTCTTTTTTCATTTAGTCAAGAACAATTTTAAGAATTGGATTTACTAATCGAAGCCAACAGATTTTTCATTAAATCTTTTTTATTTTCCGAAACTTGTGGTGAATTTGACACCTTAGGACCGTTTTTAATTTGCGATAAAATATTTGACCCAGTCATTGTTGATTCTGTATTTTCACCTTCAGATGAATCTGTAATCCTTAAGGAATCAACATTAAAATCCATATCAACTTTATTACCAACTCCGGAACTATTACGCGTCTTCATAAATTGAAACTGAATTTTTCCACGTTCTTTCATCGTTCGTGAAGTAAAAATACCGAACATATTATCGCATGAATTTGCTTTTGAAATACCGCCAGCAACATTTCCCAGATTGAATTCGATTTCATCAAACGAACTACGATTTAACTGTGAAGCGGAAACTCCAAGAGAATTTAATTCGATAAAGAAATTTCTTAATTCCTCACTCAATAATTTATCTTTTATAAACATATCGCTTAGATCCACTTTTGCTCCACTGGGCATCATCAAATCTAAATAATCTACCAAAATAAAATCTATTTGATAATTTTCCTGAATCATCAATTCTCGTACATATGCTCGTAAATCATTAACCGTACTACCGGCAGGCAAAAATTTAATTTTTAATCTACCTGATTTCTTTCCCAGCATTGCTACTTTTAATTCAACATCATCAAGGTTTTTAAAAATTTCTCTGCTACCAATGCCGGTTAACATACTATCTAATCGCATTGCTGTAAGATCTTGACTCAATTCTAATGTAACATAAATGCCATTTAATCCGGTCTCAATCCAATTACATGCCAAATTTTGAAGCACAACCGATTTACCTGCACCTGGACCACCAGAAAAAATTTCTAGCTCACCCCTGTTAAATCCACCGTACAAATACTTATCAACCGTTGACCAACCGGTACTAACCTGACCATTAGATTCTTTTAGGCGTAATAATCTCGCACGTGGATCATGAAAATAATCAATACCTAAATCACGAGTTAAACTAATTTGAACCGCATCTTTAATTAATTTTTCAACCGGCCCGAAGTCTCCCTTTTCCAATAAATCTGCTGATTTTAAAATAGCCCGTTCTAATTCAGCAATTCGTGTAAATTGTTCAAACTCTTCCAAAAACCAATCGATATGACCTTGTAAAATATTTTCAATAATATCTAATTTGAGTCCTGATACTGCCTTAATTTGTTCTATACTTGGAATTGCAGAATGTTGTTGTGCATGTCCATGTATAAATTTAGCTGCCCCGCGTAAATGACGATCAAAATTTTCCGGATTAAAAATATTTTGAACTCGAGTATATAATGTACCATTACTTACAATGAAGTCCAAAAAAATCTTTTGAACATCAGCATTACTTTTGGTCATTGCCATTTAATTTTTTCTCTCGTATTTTGTTTAAATACAATTTTTGCTTAATTTTAATTAAAAGTGAATTATCAATTACATTATTTAAAATATGTTTAATAACAAATAATGACCCATATCTAACATATGCATCATTTATATCTTTAGAATCCCATTCCGGAAAACTAACATTCCAATCATTATCAATCGCTGTATTTAATAAACTATGTTCTGACATCGATAATCCGGATTTATCCAAATCTGGTACCACAATGATTCGCTTGTCCAAATCATTAATTAAATCTATTTGTTCATCACTTATTTCATTATGGCAAACCGCCAGTCCTTTAATACACATTGCATCAAATAATCCTTCAGACAAAATAACCCATTCATATTCTGGTTTAATAAAATTCAATCCATATACAAAAGGCATTGTTTGCTTCATTATAAATCTATTTTTTTCATTTGGATTAATAGATCTAGCAGAATACCCAATAATTGTATCTTGATAAATGAAAGGAATAATTACACGACGCCGATATTGAATTGAAGAAGATACCAACAAAGGAAACTCATTATAATTAATTCCCCGCGATTCTATATACTTTATATGATCTTCATATTGTTTAATGTTAGTTAATAATGTCGTATCTGAAGGTAACTCAATCGATTTAATTTTTCTAACATTAATAGTTGTTTCAGAGCCGGTTAACTCAGATAACTTTAAACTCTCTAATTTAAGTTGGGAAATAACATCATCATCTATTCCCAACCAAGATAAAAGTTTTAAAAATTTTGGATAAATAGGTTTTCCCGGTGTAAAATTAGCTGAAAATCCACAATTAAAACATTTAATAGTTACTGATTCACCATCAAATATTTTTAATCCACAACGACCCCGAGTATCTTTTGTTTGTCCTCGATGCTCACAACACGGAGCATTTCTTGAAATCCATCCCGATGGTGGATGGGAAACTCTTGCTAAATGCCATCTATCCCATATTGTCTGAGTTACTAAATTCATTACTTAATTATATATGATGCAACTATAAAAATCAAACTCTTATATTTCCATCAGAAACAAAACCCGAAACAGATACATTACCATTTCCCGATGGGTCGGCATCTGCTAATAAAAATCTACCCCATGCAAACGACCCTACCAAATTTTGAAATATAAATCCTGATTGATTAGAATAATTTGTAACAGATACATTTGCCCAATCAGTATTTGTCGGAGTTGATACCAATGTCGCTTGACCAATTAAATTTCCGCTGTATGATTGAAGATTGCAAGACATTGTAGCAACGGTCGAGTTAATAGGACGATTAGTCAAATCAATTTGATTACTAACAACTCCAACTCCAGTAACATCTACAAAGTCTAAAGGCAGCGCGTCTGCATAAGCTAGAATTGGACCTTTGGAAAGCTTAGTTGTTAATCTGCTTCCCGAATGATCATTTATATAAATTGGAAATACATTACCCCCCGAATCAATCGCTCTTAAAGCAATTTCATAATATCCAAAATCCAAACCAGCCAAATCATTTGCGGTATAAAAAACTTCAACAATTCCATTAGCACTATCAATATTTGCCGCAGTTTGTGTAACTAATTCATTTTCTGTATTGGGTTCAAATAATCCCGCCTGTATTGACACATTAGATACATCAACTCGTTTTTGATCCGAATTTAAACACTGAATTTTAATTGGATTATTAACACCCGAAAAAATAGTAAGTGGATTAGAATACACAATAGTCTCCTGATTCCAGCCAATATTATCAAATCCGACGATTTGTGCTCGAATTCTAGGCTCTTTATTTTCAAAATATGTTTTAATAGTTTGCATGTTATTATTTATTGCGCGACCATCTTCTTTAACTGCGATTGTTCCAATTCATTCATCTAAAATCCTCGTACAATCTCAATTTCATCGGCGGTTAATTGATCTCCCCACCCAGAAAAATTAAAATGAGCCTCTTTGCCCGTCAATTCTTTAAATGCTCTTTCAACTGCCGATCTCATTGGTAAATCTGATCCAGGAGGTATATCAAAATCTTCTACGTTACCTATTTTACACGACCATATTCTCATTGAGACAACCTCATGTAGGTACAAACTGATTCGGTAGGATATTGAATATTCTTAAATGCCTCGAGATTTTGACTAATAGCAGCAAACTGAACCATCTCGCACGGATTCTTTATCCAAAATATTGCAAATCCATTTTGTTGAACTGCACACATTTGCAGAGGTATCGATTTGTAAGAAATATACCTGATACTATGGGGATCCTTTTGTACTTCGAAATATTCTCTCTCAGTATTTCTTGCAATTCCATCTGAAAAATCTAAATCGTTACATTCTCGATGCATAAACCTCCGGTATAAATACTTCGGTTAATCTATTATTATTGTGGGTGGGCATGTCCAATTTATTTGAAACTCTTACATTAAAATTTCCATTTTTATCGGTTATTTTATATGGATCAAATCAAGATGAATTTGTTGGTATAATTCAAAACGTTGATCCAATTGTTACTGGATTTTATGATGTAAATTTATTAAAAACAGATGAAGAAAAACGATTATTTTTAACTCTTGGAGAAAAATGGTATTTTGAATCCAATCGGCAATTACCTATTAATATCTATTTGAGAGCCGAATGGGTAATTTTCAGTAAAATTTTTCGAACATTTATAACCAAGGAAACTACCATAATTCACGGACCCGAAACATCGTTATCTAATTTATCTCAAAAGAAAAGACGCAGATCAATAACAGTTATTAAAAAAATTTAATTAAAATCCGTTATCTTCTAATAATCTAATCTGCAAGGTTATCGCAATACTATATGAAATTGCGTGAGCTCGCTTAAATGAATATTCGTCGGACTCTTCTTTCCTCCAAACGGATTTTTCAATAATATCCCAGGGCAATCCTTGTAAATATTTTTTACCGGGCCTAATAATTGCTAAAAACATCGATAACTTTTCAATTGAATCAATTGGTTCAGCCAATTTTTTAATCATATCAGCATAATTTCCGATATGAATTAAATGTTTAACAAATTCTGCATCCAATAATCTATTCCAATGAATTGGTCTATCTAATAATTCATCCATGTATTCCTGGGATTTTATTTGGGAATATAAATGATTATTAAGTATATCTAATTTAACATATCCTAATTCTTCGGCTTTTTTATAATCAATACTCGACATGCCTGTTAAAACATCTTGCGGGATCGCCGTTATATAAATGCCTGAATTATGCCTGCTAATATTACCTATTTTATCTACAATTGTTGCAGGAGTATATGCTATACAAGACAATAACTGATCACGATTACCAAAATCTAAATCAATATCTGCTTGCAATATTGGCATTATAACCCTGCTTCCAAACATGTTTTTGTAATTTCATTTTTTTCTTCATTCATTTTTTCAAATCGAACAGCCCATCGAGATGGATTAATTACTCCCCAAACAATTTCTAAATCTCGCTGTTCTAATTGTTCCAACCATTTTTTTCCACTTTCTGAACAATAAACTACCCATCCACTTATTAGCGCACGAGATACATCCCACAAAATTCTTGCTCCACCGGCTTCTCGGAAATAATCATTATAATTTTTATTATTTTCTTCAGCCCATTCAGACATTGTAGTAATACTACGATCTAATGCATCCCATTCATTTTCCAAAAAGACAATTTCCTGTATCCAACATGAATAAATTTCATCCTTATTCCATTTATCAATCTGAATATTTCTTTCCAATAACCAATTTAAATATTGTGTCGGTTTTAAACAATGTACATCGATAACAAAATGTCCCCATCGAACACATGCTAAATAAAAATCACTTTTTCTAAAATCTTCTTCCTTTAAATTATCACCTTTTCGTAATGTTTTTGAAATAGCTAAAAATGCTTCTAAACCATATCGACAATATATTGTATCCTTTTGTTGAAATCGACGCCGCTGTTCACACATATGAGCGAACAGAGTTTTCTCTGTTGAAAAAATTCGATTACACCATTGACATTGATGTTCTCCTTTAATAATTAATTCAACTTTCTTAGGGTTATGTTTGTTAATATATTGAGGCTTTATTTTTTTACCTTTTCCGGATCCAATCCGTTCGACTCCAGCCATTTCATTATTTCCTCTTCACTATTAACTTTCATAATTAGATCAATATCACTGCTCTTACATTTCGGTAAAAGTTCTAATAATTGATTTTTTAATTTATTACTTTCTTTTTTAACAGTGCCCAACCAGTAATGTTTTTGATTGCCAATACCCGGGGAAATTGTGCATAAAGTCAACCACTGCAATTTTTTATGTTTAGATAAATCCCATAAATTTACATTAGCAAATTCATTAGATGCAACTGTATAAAATTGCCCCAATTCTTCCCCATATACACAAGAACCCCACCGAAATAAAATGAAAGGTGAAAATTTCTTCTTTTCCTCTTCATCTAAACTATCATAATAATTGTAATCTTTAGAATCAAATGCTTTCATCTCATTTCCAATGTAAAGTTTACTATTATAATCTACAGGCTTCTTTTTTTCTTTTGTCTTTGCCATATAATTAATTATACGCTACCATGCGTTAGAAATTTTAATAATTTCTAAAGATTTTGGAATATCACGTACCAAATAAATGCACGGTGGTTTTTCAACATCCAGCAAAGGAACGCAAAGTAATTGTCCTAATTTAGTTTTCGGTACAAACCATTTTGTTGATTGATACACGTCTTCAATATCAACCGAAAGATAATCGGCCGTAAAAGAACTCATAGGATTTAATGAAAACGCTTTAAAATCTCTACCACTTAAACTAGTTATCGGATTAATTTCCAAATCACCGTGCGATGGTTCACCAATCAATAGTTGATGATCTGCCGGTACATTTAAAAAAATAGTATCCTTAACTCGCCCATGCTTAATCTCAAATCTTAATTTAACTGTTGCAGCATAAAAAGATTCTAGCATAACTAATGGTTGACAATAATAATCAGCTTCACCGGTCTTTAATGAATTTTCAAAAACCCAAAAATGCATATCCACTTGTTCGGGGATAAGATTTAAATCAACAACTTTATTCTCTTCAGATAAAATAAACATATTATAACTCCTAATTATTTTTGCCACGTTATTTTTTCAATAGTGTATGGAAATTCTTGTTCAGAATAATATTTTTTTCTCGCCGATAAATGTCGCTTGCTAAATTTACAGGTTGAACAAATATCAAAAATGTAGGCATGATTCTTATCTTTTGCCATACGAAGAGATCTTCCAATCGATTGTACGACTCTGACGAAACTCTTACCAATTTCAATCAAAAATAAATGATTGATTCGAGGAATATCTAATCCGACTGCGGCAATACCAGAAGTTGCAATAATTACTTTATTATTTCTGGTTGCCACTTCATCATATTGTTCTTTACGTAATTTTGATTTTGATGCACCAGAAAGGAAAATTGAATTCGGTATCAACCCTTCTAATATTTTTCCCGACTCCTTTCTACCGACCAATACCAAAACATTACCGGTAGTTGACGCGTTAATAATTAAATCTGATATAAATTTTAACCTATCAGGATCATTAACTAAATAATCTAATTCTGCCGGATAATCATTAAAAGCCTTGGTATCTATTAATTGCAAAATCTTAACATCACATTGACTAATTAACCCTTTATCTTGCAATTCAGAGGTTGTTAATTTATGTAACACATCACCAATTGAAATAGTAAGATTAATCATGTCAAAAGATTCTTTTGGAATTGTTCCTGTAAATGCCCAACGTATAGGAACAAATTTTAACGGAGAATCACATAATAACTTTTTTAATTCCATTCCA